AGTGGCTTCGAGTGCGGTTTGTATAGTCGAAATTGAACGTGCCATATCGTTAAGGTATAATAAAATAATCAGTTTTGGGTGCCGGTGGTGCCACGGTGTTTCCTAAATCTGTTCTTTGATCCATGTTTGCATCAGCAGTCTCAATATAAAATCCAGTCGCCGGATCGTATTTGCTCCCCTTACTGTCAGTAAAGTTACAAATAAAATTCAAAACATAGTGATATAAATTATCATGGTCAAAATCCTGCTCCTCTCCGATGCAGTTTAATGGTCCGCAAGCAGTAGGGCAATATTGGCTTAACCCATCTTTGGCAGAAAGTATCTGATCCCGCAAATCAAAGATGGTCAAATCCTGCTCAAAGGTTCCATCCTGATTGTAGTACTCATGAATTAAGTGGATCTTCACCCCAATATCAGCAGACCGGAAACCCAGCCCGATAATATCAAAAGTCACAGGAGAAACAATCTCAACAAAGGCCGCCGGCCGTGGCCAGTCGTACCCTTTGCCGTCTTTGGCAAATCTCAGGTGATTGTTCCAAATCCTTGCATAAAGATTGACGGTATTATGATCCTGATTGACAACTTGGATAGTGGCCAACCGGGTTAAAATGTCCTGTAAGGGAGTTTTCAGGCCTGCCATATCTTTGATATTATTTGATTAATCTTTTCGGTTTGCATCTTTGTAAGTTCAGCTGTTTGCCCAACAAAAGTACGTTTAACCATGCGTTCAGTCCCCTCGTTGAGATATCCAGCGTAAGGAACATCGACTATCATTCTCACACTGTTTTCGCTTAAAATCCGCGTTCGTGCCATATTACTAACTGCCCGGCGCAAAGTTCCGCCCCTGATCTTCCAGCCTGCACCAATAAGGATCGGACTTGTTCGCCTTTGTATTCCCCTTGTTTTTGGGTACTTAAAAGCCTTTGTTCCTTCGGTTCGCCGTTGAACCTCCTTCCAGCTTTCACCGTTCCATCCTTGTTTAGTAAACGATTCGACAAAGTAATTCTGTGCCTGATTAGACAACAATACGAGTAGTTCACGTTTTGTTTGAACTAACTTAGCCTTAACCTGGTCAAAATTAAATTTATCCATTACCTCAAAGTTAATAAATAAAGCGTTTGATTTACTAATTGTTTCATATCAGCAATGATGTTTTCCAAATCTGAATCAATCCCGGGAGTGACAATATTTGCAATCCCGGTATTCAGGAATATCATAACCTCGGTCAAATAGCTGCGAGTGTTTGTGCCTGAATTGACCCCGATATTCATAACGCTTCCAATTCTGCCATATTTACCCTGATAGGTCTCGATGAACTTGTCGGCCAAATCCAGCCACGTCTCATAAAAGGCATTAATGGCTTTGTGTTCGCTGTACGATGTGGTGTTCAGGTGAATCAAATGTATCTGATTCCTGACCTCAAATAGCTTTTCCTGTACTCTTATTGGTGTCATTGTTGTATCCTTTACAAGTTTTGATAATTGCGTTTTTTGGTTTTCATGGCCAAATAATATTTCTCAGCATTGAATAGTTGATTCTTTAAAACCCCATCAAGTCGCTGTTTTGCTTCTTTTTTGTCGTAAATATCAGCTGTCCAAAGTTCATCTAATAATTTACTTTGTGCGTCAATATAGATATTCATTACCTGATCTCTATTCATTTTTTAATACTTTTTGTAAACACATACTCCCCTATTTGCCCTTTTGTTGTGGTGTAATGTTTTGATTTACCGCTAATTATGTTCATAGGTATTTTCTCAAAGGCTTTACATTTCCCTCCTCCTAAATAATTAATACAGGTATTACATAACATTTGAGGTATCATAGCTTAAAATGTTTTGTTATTATTTTTACTGCCTCGTTTTTTTCTCCTCTCAAAAGTGAAACCATTGCTTCTGCGAAAAACTCCGATGCGCTTTCCTGACCATAAATTGAAACAGACTTTTCCCAAATATTTGTTTTTTCAAACATTACTCTAAATTCTTTAATTGTGTCAATATTGTGACCAAAATAGTAATTATGTGAGGCTTCGTGTGTTATTATATCACTTAATGATGTGATATTATATAATGGAGTTTTACCAGCGACTATGTCTTTTATGTTTTCGGCAAAGTCTATACCTGTCTTGTCTAATTTTCCTAAATTCAGAAATAAAGAATCTGCCTTTCCATAATCGGATGCACTCCGTAAATATTCCCCTATTGGCGTATTTAATGAGCTATTATTAATAACATTAATTTCTTTAACAAAATCTAAGTCACGATTTCTACCCGTATTTATTGATTCACCGAAAGATTTACCATAATTAGATTCAAATTGGTAGGAAGAGTTTTTTATACTATTAATTGTATTTAACCGTTCAGTTTCTGTAATATTTTCGGCAAAATTTATGCTTATATTTTTATCAGATGCCCATTGTTCTGCCTCTTTAATTGTTTTAGCCTCAATAAACTCATTTACTTTCCCGCCCGTCTCTTCTGCTACACTCGGAATAGGTAACCCAAAATTAGATTTAGCAAAATCCCTGTCTTTTGGTGCAACGTCAAAATAAGGATGGTCAGGACTGAAAATATACCCGTCTTTACCGGAGTTCATCTTGAAAGTGTCATCCATTTCTTTGGTGACCTGATCGAAAGTAGCTTCTTTTTCTTTGTCGGGTGTCAGTTCTTTGCCTGCTTCGTGCTGAGTACAGATGCAAAGGCAATTAAAATGGTTTGGTCCCATTATGCTATCCCAAATAGGATCGTCAACGGGAGCGGTTATGCCATCCAAAGGAGCACAAATATCACAAGCATCACCAATGGTTTGATACATCAACACGGGTAATAAATCCTTATTAGCTTCGATCTCATTCCATTTAGAAGCTGATTGTGCAGAGGCTACGGCTGTATTATATTCTGACCGACCCCATGCGTCATTCCATTTATCAAAGTTTTCGGCACCTAATTGTGAAAATTCCCGCATACTCCTGCGCTCTCCGTCTTCATTGAACAATAAAGCCCTTTGATCGAAAGTTTGTTGATAGGTCTTCGCTGCGCTAAACATATAAGTGTTTTCCCTCAACTCTTTGAGTAACTCTAAATCTTTGCCATTAAAGTCAACTAGCGACCCGCCAAAGCCATCATATAAACCGGCCTTTAAATAGTCAGCCGTTGCCAAATATAGCCCTTCAGGAAGTTTGTGCTCGGTAATTGAACCGTCAAAAACCCCATCAAGGAAATCCTTAATCTGATCGTTGCTATAATTGAACTTTTCTGACATATTTTAAAAATAAAGGCACTTTTACTTTCAATCGTTTGTCTCCACTCGGTGACGAATTTAAAATCTGTAAGCTATCTGATCTGTTTTATCCTTTGCGTAAATGTTTCAATCATCTTATTCGCTACCTGATCCTCAGTCAATCCCTCCTGTTTACAGACTGTCGGCATACCATATACCCTGACTAAGTTCTGCCATTGCTTTGCTGATCGTGAATGCTGAGCGACTCCAAACGCTCGCTCAAATTTCTCCTTAGTATCCAGAAGCAGTTTCGGGTTCTCAACAAGTCCCTTGTGAATTTTCGCTACCTCTTTACGGTGGCGGAAGCCACGAAACCACTTCTCAATTCGCTGGCCAAGTTTTTCTACGCGGTCGAAAAAGTCAGGATTGGTGGTTAGCATGATTGTAGATTTTTTGCAGTTTATCCTTTATTTTCTCTGGTAGTGGCTGAATTGGTAGTGGTGCCTTAACGGGTTCTGGTGGAGCTGCTACCGGGATACCTGTTTGCTTAGTGAAATACGCTTCATCTACTTGCAGGCCGGCTTTCTTAATCTCAACAGCCTGAGCTATAATAGTGTTATTCATCTCAATAATCTCAGCGTCATTCTTCAGTACTGCCTTAGTCTCCTCAGGGATAGCGAACCCCAGTGCTCGCATATTTACTAACAGTCCGTTGTTGATAACATTAGAAATAAATGAACCATCTCTGGTCTGCTTATCCTTCATCGACACCTCGGCTGGTGACTTCTCTTTCGAGTTACCAAGTTTGCCGGGGATGGAGTCAAGGGCATCGGCAT